TAAGCGGTTTGTTGTAAATATCCACGCTACAACCCAATATGTCATTTTCAAGATAGCTTGCGCCGTAAGCGTCGATTGGTTCTTGTCCGAGTGCTGCCGCATAAAGCAGTTTTGATGGCACTCCGTACATTGCCGACTTCTGCATACGATTTGCAACTTCATCTTTATTAAAGCTATTCTGTTCAAGGAATATTATCTCAAACAGATAATCGTCGTGGATTGACATTTCACGCTGATATTTAACATTAAATACCCTCTGTATCTGCCACAATACCTTCATCATCATTGTTGCGTCAACGATAAGAGAAAGCTCAATAACCTTATATGTGGGATTTGCACCCAAACCAAACAGTAGGGGAGAGATACCAATGTTATTGAACAAGTCTTTTGTTGCATCCTCGGTATAGTCCTTTTGAGCATTAGTGGTATCTTTAAGAGTAATACCTTCTGCCTTAAATGGATTGACCGCAACACCAATTCCTTCTGGTACAGCACCCGCTATCTGATCGTAATACTTCTTAATTTGCTCGTATGACAACGCTGGATTGCCGTCACTATCAGTTTCAACTGTGTAGTTGATGAGTTTGTAATTGTCAAGAATTGCGCCGTCTTTCTGTATCTCCTGATAGGTTTCAAGGTCAATAATTGCCTTAAATGCGCCCGCCAGTGGGGGAATGATAAACGGATATTCCTCATCAAACTTTATGCAAATCTGATTGCGTGGCACAAACCACCTCATTGTCTTGTCGCCTTTATTGTCCTTACCGTCGCCCTTGTACGCCAAATACGCCCTCTCAAACTCCTTACCATATGACGGGAGCATGAGTTTGGTTTTCTTGGTGTCAAAGTACGAAAGATCAAACGCAAATCGCCAAACGCCATTTTCTACTGATACCAGTCGGCAATATTTGTGCTGAAGCGGCTTTAAGAAGAAACTGCGCTTGTCCTCTATCATAAGTCCGTAATAAATACCGTCAACAAGTGTGCGTACCATTATCTGCGGATTGATGTCCTTGAACTTGAACCGCGCACATTTTAAAGCGTAGTCTATGTATTGCTGTTCAAACTTATCCTTATCCACAGTCTTGATGTTCTCCAATGGGCGTATTACATAGTTGTTGGTCAGTGTCGTCGCCAGCATGATAACTGCTCGCCTGTAATGCGGTGAGATTGCAAAGTAAAAGCGGCTGATTTCACGCAACACTTCCGCAGACGATGCTACCGTGGGATCGCCCAATGCTGCGAGTATCGTCTTGCGAGGGTATTTGCGTAAGAATACTGACACCTCGTCCATGTTTGACTTTAAGTCGAGAAGCACGTCCGAGCGAAGTTTCGCAAACCGTTTGAGATTATATATTTCGTTGTCCATAAGTCACCGCCTTTCATTTGTAGGATTTCGCCGCACGTCCAAAGAAGCATAAATCTTCTTCGACTAGCTTCGGCTTGTTTATAATATTACCACGCCTTAATTCATATAGCCTATGAGCCAACATGATTAAAACGTAGAAGCGGTCATCGTGCATACGGTTTTCTTTCTCTTTTGACAAAGCATAATTAACCGTTGTCCTTTCCGCATTTTCAGTTTTATGAATTGAAGTAACCTCATTTTTCATAAGGTCAATTTGTATTAATGCCATTTTTTCATCGTCCGACAACTCATGGTTTACCCATATCTCGTTACCATCATTGTCTATGCCTTCGATAACTTTTATAAAGTCTTGCCCCGAATATTCATACGGGAACTTGATTACCCCTAAATCCATAAGTTCAATCATTTCTTCAACCATCTGAGTACGATATTTCTTAGGACTTATAAGGCGCAGTTTGTCGCAAGCATTAGGGTATCGGCTAACATAGGTTTGATACAACTCATTTGTTTTATCAATAAATCCTCTGTGAGTTTTACCAAACTTATCCGAATAGTCATTAAGCAGTCCGTCAGCATAAGCACTAACGCCGCCACCTCCCGCACCACTATCAATTTCCAAAATGTCCAAAAATTCATAATCGGGATTTTGACCGTTATAAAGATTGACAAGTTTACGCAACTCGTCTAATTGTCTGTTAGAATCAAGTTTATATTTCTGTTTAGTGGCATTATCAATCATGTTCACGCAGTTGATAATATCGCCACACCAACCCAACTCTTTATCTTGGTAAATATTCATAACGCCAATAATAGAGTTATCTGCGGCACGCGCAGGATCGAAAGCTATAGCTATTTTACTGTTAGGTTTCCAATGTAAAGTAGGTAAGTGAAAATTCTCGTTTCGACGTATAGTGTCCCACTTTACAATCTGGCTACTTCCGCCGTCCATAGTAGGCTGATTAAAATATTCTCTAAGTGCTTTGTCCTTATTGCTTTTGAGAGCTGCATCAACTTTATCTCTCGTTAGTAGAGGAGTATATGGTTCTCCGTTCATGTAAGTTTGAATTGCAACATCACAAATCATATCGCAAACAAAATAATCTCTATCTCCTGCAAGCATACGCTTTGAGAAGTTTTTGTAATGTTTGTAGAACGTCTTGTCCATTTGGTCTTGAGATGAAGCATACACCAACTGAGTGGGTACTTTTCTGTGTTCCGCTTCTGGGTTATAATTTTCCTCAATAGATGTTGAGAAGTCACTGTTCTGTGTAGCAAAAGCTTCACAAACTGTAATCAGTTCATCAGAACAAAATGCGCCCTCATCAAAAAATACGAGCGTAGCCCTTCGGCTTCTTGCCGAATCTGGGCGACTATTCAATGTATTGATTGAACTGCCGTTATAAAATTCAACTTCATATCCAGCAGGATTATGGCTAAATCCTGTCTTATTGGTCGCAGTCTTTTTAGTTTCCTTTTCAACAATGTCTTTAAGAGAACGAATTGAAGCAGCCGTCTTACCCATACGAGTGATTATTTCTTCGAGTTTTGAAAACGTTTCCTTTGCCTGATCTCCAACAGATGATACTATGTATATTGCTTGATTCTCATAAAGAATCGCCTTTAATATCATAAGTATTGTGCCCAAAAAGGATTTTCCAAAGTTTCGGCTGCAACACCACACACTATGTGATGCATTCCATGTGCTTTGCAATATCCATTTTTGAGCATCAATCAGGCGGATTCCTAATAAATCTTCAGCCGCAATACACGGGTTGCGCCTATAATACGCAATAGACTCTGCGTCTAATTCGCAGATTTTTCTCTTAATTGGAGTAAGAATGATTTTACGTTTTGCCATCGTCATCACCATTCTTTAATTTCTGTATTTCAACAAGCAGTTGCCTTTTTTCTTCCATAAGGTCATCAACCTTTTCTTGTAATTCAACTACCATTTGTCTCTTAATATCGTTTATTTCACGCATATCATTCTCATCAAAGAATGTATTTTTCTGTATGGCGTTCATCGAAACTTCTGCCGCCCATTGAGTTCCAGCAGATTTAAGTTGGTCATAGTAATCGGCTTCAGCTCTGTCAAAGTCCTTTTCCCTAAGATCACGCATAAGATATGTTAATGTAGATTTACCTATATCTTTGTTAGACCTGTTCTTTACTGAGATTTCATTTTCCTTTGCAATCTTATCATTTGACTGCACAAGTTTTCCTTTCATCTCATTTAAAACTTGAATATCCTTACTATCGGTCAATGGCTTTAATTGAGCAATGAGCAAATCGTACTGTCTTATCTGATTGTTATTGTTGACAATCTGAATAATTTGAGATAATTTATAGTTATCGTCAACAACTTCTTCATCATCTAAATACTTTACAAGTTCTCCAAATAAATAACGTCTGTCACTTGATTGATAACCTGCAAACGGATCGTAGCCTATAACTTCTATAACTGTATCTACATTCTTTCTTTCTTCGCCCGTCCAGTTTTCTTCCATCATTTCGTCAGCTTCTTGCTTTGAACGCAGAAATTGCTCACTATTAATGCTCGACATAACATAATCTACAAATGTAAGATTTTTATTCTGTGATAAATTGAGTCTCTTAATATAGTCACCCAATCTAATATCTCCACTATTTTTTTCTTTCATTTGCATATATATTTTTTCTGAGAAAAACCAACCTACCTCGCCACAAGTAACCAATAGAGCCAACTTTTCGTCTTGGTATTTTTCTCTCATGCGAGCAAAAAAGTCATCGCAACAATAAGTGCACACAGTGCTATAACCATCATTGCCATTATACAAAGAGTTCTGAATTACTTTAAAAAACTTACCCTCTGGTTCTTGAACAATCTTGCCACAGCAAGAGCATTTGTACAGAGGTGGTAAAGTAGTTGTATCTATTTTGCGATATTTAGGCTTTGCCTTTTTCTCCAAGGTTTGTTTTGAACCTCTTGCTGGCACTCCACTCACTCCTTTATCTCATTTAAAAATTCCGTAAACGTCACACTCGGTATCAAACTGCACTGTTGCTTCATTATCGGTAAAAATACTCTCGTGATTTCCTCGTCGCTTACATTCACCGTATACTTATCAGCCAGTTTCCAATACTCTCTGCAAACTGCCAAATAGTCGTCCTTATTCTCAGGCGTATCATCCAGTACGATTTGATAATAGTAATACACCATCACCAAGTTTTGTAAAATACGACGCACAACCTTTTCACCGCCCATGCCACGCTTTTCACAGTCACGGATATACTCAGCCGAAGCCACCACAAACTGCTTCTTGTTTTTGTAAAGGCTTTCATGTGTCACGCTCTTTGCGTTGTCTCGCCACATATAGCCACAAAACGGCACATATGTCACCTTACCGCCCATATCAATGAGTAACTGGTGGAACTCCATATCCTCATTTATGCGAAGCTTCTCGTTGAAAAACAAGTTATTGTCGATTAAGAACTGCCGTCTGTAATATTTGTTGTGACACCAAACTGGTGACTTCTCAATCTTCTTAATGGCAATCCCGTTGTCCTGCCGCATTTCACTTTCAAAATCTCCTGCGAGCATATCAACCTTTTCAGACTTAATGCGGTTGTACATGATTTCTAAGGTGATTGGGCTTGTGAACTGATCGTCCGCATCAATGAAGCAGACATAATCCGCAGATGCGTTACGGATTCCTGTGTTTCGAGCTTGCCCGCAACCCCCGTTCTTTTCCCTTTGTACATAAACAATATTTAGGTCGTCAAACTTACTCAGTATATCCGAGTAACTCAAATTATCTGCGTCATTTACGACAAGCACTTCTACATCGGCAGCAATGCTTTGCATGGCGATTGAGTACAGAGTTTTCGCAATAGTATCTCTTGCGTTATAACAAGGGATTATAACTGACATTTTATACATAATGCCACTCCTTTAATTCAAAATGGTGCGCCGTCCAACATCATCGCAGTTGGACAACACAAAAGCCCCGACGATCGGGGCATCTAAGGAGGAAATAAAAATTTGAAGTTGTCTAATAAAATGTGGGTTCAAACAAGACCAAACATCTCGTCAATTATAACACCTTTCCTTTGTGAACTACCCACCGTCTAAAGCCAGTGGGATTTCTGGCTGAATTCTTTAATTACTCCGATCTATCTGCCTTTAATGCTTATGACGTTGACGATACGTCTGGTGCAAAACTCAACCTCGTGCGGTCAGTTTCACATAATGCGCGAATTTAGATTGTGCTCTAAATCCCATAATGCGCAATATACAAGCACGAAAATCAAAGCGAAACCTGTGCGCACAGACAACGCGATGCAAGAGATGCTTGAAAACTCTTTCCTTGAAAGACCTACCGTGGTACGCTTGCAGCAGAGGCGTGGTAGGTACATTGGTGCGGACTCCGAGGAATGACCTCAGACCATTTACTAAGCGCATTGTCTATAGCTACGCTGTTCAACTTACACCTACAAGGCTATCCGCATATGGGCGGCACAATTACTGACTGCCGCCTTGTCAGTGTCGGTTCTCCCGTCAGGAGGAGTGGTGCGGATTACAACATCGTTGCAGTTGCTCTCCACATCGCCCCTTTTCGGGGCGTACCTCTACATTTTACTTGCGGAGCTGCGCAAGAACTTATTTGAAGCCAGCTATTGCCAGCCTTAAAAGTCAAATCTTATCCTTCTTTATCTGGAACGGTATAACTGTACCCTTGATAGGATAGTCGACCGCACTCTTTGCATCATACTCTATAAAGTATGTGCCTTCGGGGAATGCTTTTTCCGTCTTAAACACCACAGGCTCACCAATGATTTCGCCAGTGCTGAATATCGACACGAGCATATTGCCGTCGTTCATCTGGGCTGTCGCAATATCGTTATCCATCAGGTCGGCGCACTCCATGTTGAGATAGAAACTATTTCCATTAATTGTCTTTTCAAACAGTGTTGCAAGAACGCCCTGATAATCCTCATAGTTGATGATAAGGCTAACCATATCATCGTCCATGACGTTAAACAAAACGTCGGTTATGAAGTCCTGATAGGACTCGTATTTCTTATATGATGCGTTTACCATAAAACGCCCTCCTTTAATTCAATTTAATAGTATGCTTAGTAACAAGCCCATTTCCTTCTTCAAATATGAGCATTGTCGCACTTGCATTAGAAGATCTCATAAGACTTGTACTATAATTATCAATACCAATAATACTTCCTACTGATATACCTTCACAGTCAAATCCGTATTCTTCAGCATGATGTTTATGTCCACCTATAAGATAATTCACTCTAAGACCATAAAGCCTTGATAGGTTATCAATAGCAGTCTTGAGAGACTTTACTTCTCCGTGTATTCCCATAAGATTATATCCAACGATATTAGCGTAGATATAGCCAGTAGGATTCTGAGCAATAGTTACGCAAGGATTATCCTGCAAGCGTGTCTTAATAGTATGAATGATTACCTTGCTAAGGTTTTCTCCCTTAAAGGCATTTTTAGGAGCAGAGCAAAGTCTAAGCTGGTTATGATTACTGTCCTCTACCATCTGTAAATCCACATTTACAAATTTGCTGACTTCATTTATCCAATTAGCCATGAAATCGGCATAGATAAGAGCAGAGTCAATAATGCCCCATCTGAGCTTAAACAAATTGTCAGTTAAGCGCAGAAGTCCATCGTTATCATCTCCAAGTCCAAAGATATGCAGAGATGTTATATTTTCTCTCTCACAAATCTCCTTGACTTTATCTCTTAGATACCACATACGCTGATAGAATATTTCGGGGCTATAAGAATTAAGAATTTCTCCGAATAAGCCCTTAATCTCAAATTCAGTATTAAAATGAGCATCAGCCAAGCAAAGAACTGCACCACGATTATTCTCGGCAATACTTCTCGAAGAAGGAACATCAATAGGTGTAAGATTTGCTATACCATCTGCAATTCTTTCATACACCATTTCTTCTCTGGCATTATCTCTAAGCCAACGATTATATTCCAGTTTGTCAGTCTGCAACTTCTTGCGTTCTTTTTCAAGCTCACGCTTCTGGATTTCAAGTTCCTTGCTAACAGAAACATCATTGCCAACACACTTTTTAATGGCACTATCCATGAGATTCCAATATTCGTAAGCTTTTCTATAGCAAGCCTCAGAATAATCACGATGCAGCCTTTGATTTAATACATTGGCAACTTCCTGCCAACTTCCATACTGCTCTTTTTTAGAACATACTTCCCAAATAACAATGTATTCAGAATCGGTAAACTTCTTCACCTCTTTTTATTCCTCCTTGAATTCAAATTGTGATTTACTGAATCACGATTCACTGAATTTATGCAATCTCAATTGACTCGCCAACTGAGATTGACACCTCCGAGCCGGCAAAATCATCAAGCAGACTTGCCAGTTCTAAAGCCTCGCCATCCTCAATCTCTATGACAACACTATTGCTATCTTTATCTACATTTAGAACACCCTTGATACCAAGCGTGTTCTTGCGTATCACATTTGCTTTCGCCATATTATCTCCTTTTACACTTTTCGCATTTTTCTGAGTCGTGTTTCCCCACGAAATCGCATTTTTCTAAAGGACGGGTGGTGTCTATCCACCAAATCCCTTCACTTGTTTATTCTAACTCGTCTGCCATATTTGATAACCAACCACGATAGTTAGTAGCCAGTTCACATACCGCGCACCTATCATCTTTTGAAAAATGATTGAGGTACTTTACAAAACCACTTCTCTCCGGGTTATGAAAAAGATCACACTGTTTGCTATGACCAATAACTATAACCTTGCAAGAATCGTGCATACGAGTTAGAACCTTCTTTAATTCATCAAAATAATAATTTTGAGCTTCGTCAATTATGACAACCTTGTTCTCAAAATTAGTTCCTCTGAGAAATGTGTGCGTTATTGCCTTTACATAAGCCGTTCCATTTTTCTCGTTCATAATATCATCAAAAGTTGCGGTATTAATGTTTACCCCAATCTTTTCAAGAGCTTCATAGAATGGTTCTGCGTAGGGAGAAGATTTTTCTTCTAACGAGCCTTTAAGATAACCTTGTTTCTCCTCCATACAAGGACTGCTAATATAAACTATTCCATCATATCTGCCATACTTGACAAGCAAATCCGCTACTCCTGTTGCGATTGTGGTTTTGCCAGTTCCAGCCTTTGCATTGCAAAAAACAATAGTCTTGTCTGGCGACCATATAGCATTCCTAAATGCCTGTTGCTCATTATCTAATTCCAAACCATAAAACGGGTGATTTTCTAATGTCTCAGGCACATTGCTGTAATCTATAATTTTAGACTTCTTAGTCATACGCTACCTCACTTCTTGCAATCACACTTGTCGTGGTCACACTCACAAGGCATATCTCCCATAAATCCAAACACTTCTGTTATATCAATATCTTCGCCTATAATAGCATCAACAAATCCATTTTCTTTGCCTTCGTCAGCAAACCAATATGTGTCTGCTCTTGCTATACTTGAAAGATAATCCGCTGTAAGTTTTGTCTTATTTGCAATGAGCTTATTTACACGCTCATCAACCTTGTCATAAAACTTAGCCGCGTCTTTTACCTTGCTCGAAACATTACTATCACAAGTCCAACCGTCGTGATATAAGAATGAAGCATTCTTAGTAGCAAGTCTAAAATCACACTGAGTAAAAATGTTAAACGCCATGCTATATGCGTAGCCAATGCAAATTGCAATTACAGGCACACGGCTTGCGTTGATTGCATCACATAAAGCAAGTCCGTCCATAACAGAGCCGCCGCCAGAATTAATAATGAGTATAATCGGTTGCATATCTTCTGGTTCAAGTCCAACATCTACTCCATTTATTTTATATATCTGCATTATTATTGTATGAAGCACATCTGAATTTACTTCACCATCAAGATACATAATGCGATCTTGCATATCTTCAAGGACAAGCTTTTCACCAAGCCCAATATTCATTACAGTCTGAATACCTCCACCTGCTAATTCAGCAAGCATCTCTGGTGTAACTTCTGCATATCCTTCTGGGATTTTCTTCTCTGTAGTTTCCCCTGTTTTTGTTTCAGGTTTCTTCTTAGCCATAAAACAAGTCCTCACTTGAATTGAGTTAGTCATCCGACCACCTTTGTCATGCAAAGGATTTAGACTTCGCCGTATGTGAGTACGACATTCTGCGACTTACGATACTGGTCAAGCAACTCTACAAGATATTTATCCTCACAAAGATAATATTTCTTGCGCTTACTATCCTGTCTCATTACACGGGTAATTCCATCAGAGATTCCATGCTGTCTGATGTAAGTTGCTTCTTCTTTGTTAATTTCAATCATGTTTTTCACATCTTTCATGTTTGATATTTGAATACATGAGCAAATGTTCATATATCCATATTCCCCACTATCTGAAAGAGAAAAAACGGCGTAATATCGCCGTTTATCTCATGTTAATTATTTTACTATCGTGCAAATTTACGCTAATTTTTGCTTAAAATAGTCGTAATCAAACAGTTTTACGCAGTTTTCATTGCTCTTTTTTGAGAGTTTATATTGCTCCCCAGAACTACTTCTTATCATTTCGTACAGGTCGGCGTTACCTGTTGCAAACAATGTGTCAAAAATTGTTCTGGCAAATCCTGCATTCTTATCCTTATCAATTTCTCTAAGAAGAAGATACAACTCTACATCGTTCAAATGAATGTTTGCAATATAGTCTACACAGCGACTTCTGATTTCTGCGACTTCTTTGGTTATGAGCTTTTTCTCGTCTTTGGTTTTATCCGTATACCCAATATATGCACTCTGAATACTTCCACGCATAGTCTTAATCTTATTTATAATCTCGTAAACCTTATTGTATAAACGAGAATTTACTTTACGCCAATCTACGTCCATAGGCTTGATAATCTCACAAAATGGTAGATTTTTTGCTTCAATCTTGTCAGCTCTAAACTTATCAATTGCCTTTTGTAAGTAATCCATAGATGTTTCAAACTGCCTATAATGTTGATTGGGATTGAGCGTATAACCATTTCCGAGGGTGATATTACGAAAAAAAAGCGGCTTAGTAAACCTTTCTTTACCATCAATATCAGTGTAAATGCCATATTTCTCTTTAAGCGTGGCAAGCATTTTTGACGTATCAACATCAAACATCTTTTTGGCACGATCAATTTCCGATCCACTGGCAGCACTAAGTATACAAATATCATCATATAATTCATGTTGATGCCTAATTGCATCTTCATTTGGGACACCCTGCTTAACTTCATTGCAAATGCGTTCCCACATTATTGAATTAAGATACTGCGATTGATTAACAATCTGACCGATTAGATTGACACTTGTATTTATATCAAGCTGCGCTTTTGACTTTGCGTCATAAGTCCACTGAATCTTCTTAGCCTCAATGAAACTCGTAGGCACTCTAAACTTGCCATAATTTTTCTTAGCGGCATTTATAAGAACTTCATTGTCGGTCAAAAGAACCTGATCACTGTCAAAATCTGCGCCTTGAAGTCTCTGCAAGATATTCTCACCAATACTATTTACATGAACAACCTCTTTGCTTGATACAAAATATTTCTCATGCAATGAGCTTGCCACATTTTTTGCTAACAATACATCTCCTGAATTAATATGCGGTGATCTTGTACCAAGAACCATTTTGCCGTACTCGAATCTCTTTGTATGAATATTGCCAACTCCTAAAATGCTTTCACCCTTAAACGTGCCAATAGCAGCTTGCAACATTTCTATGCCATTGCCAATCAACGTTTCATAATTGCCACTAATCCATATATGCCCCTTGCGATATTCTTTTAGCATAGACTTCACAAGCTCCTTGCGGAAGTTGTCATACAGCTTCGTTTCTACAAACTTGCTATTCATACCCATTACCTTCATCACAACCTCGTCACGATTAAGACAAGGCTCATCACTATCGGCTAAAGCATAAGGGTATTTAAGATGATAACGCATTACCGCAGCATCCTTGCGGATGAGATTAAGATAATCAAAGTTAGGCTTTAACAATGCCTGTATATCATCACGGGTGAGTTGCAGAGAATTAAGTAGTTGATAATGACATTGCACCATTCTGCCATCGAGATACTTAGTAGGTCTTTCGTATTTTACTATGCCAAAAGTTGTGTAGAGATTATCCAGCCATTGCTCAATAGTGCCAAACTTTACATACTTAATACTGGACGGAGTGGTAATAAGCTTAATATCTTCTATACACGTTGCTCTGGTATAACCCTTAAGCTGAGATACTTCTGTAATGCCATTATCTCTAAACCAGTCCTGTATTCTCGTCTTAAATGATGCACTCTTAAAGAAACGGTTGCGAAGAAGAAGCATTGTCCTATCTGCGTAATGCTCATCATACATACTTACATCTAATAGGCTTTGCCCATCCCAAATGCTGTTCTTTATCTTGGCTCGTTCCTCTTTAGCAACAAAATCTTCACCTTCGCCATAGACCGCTACAACATCATCTTCAAACTCCGACTCATAGTCATCAATGACAAGTATATTTTCAGGGCGTATCTCAAGAGTGTCAATGCAACTACTGGAAGGTAATGAGATGTAGGCTTCAAATGCGGCAAGGTCAATCTTGTCTCCCTCTTTAATCTTTAAACCACATAATTCCCATTTGTGCATTGCAGGATAAAGGTTCTCATCTATAAAGAGACACTTACCAACACGACTACTTCCCGATGATCTCTTATAACGCACATACTTTATGCCATTACAGATGAATCCATTCTCGTAAAGGTCAAAGCGAAGCTCTCCACGGCTCATAAGCGTTGGTATGCTCTTACCAAGTTTTATCTTGCGGTTTACTTCATCATGCACAAAATACTTCGGCACACCGTCCCATACTACAACTTCATCTTCTGCTACGTCGCCTATCTTAACGCCTATGCAGATTCCGTCTTTATAGAATGTTCTGTCGCCATACTTGCCAATCTCTTTGATGTCTGCCATGCCATATCCGTCACGCACATATATGTCCCCATGACGATTCCACTCTTTATAGGCTAAATCAAAGTCTACGTTAATAACACGCTGAGTAAATTCCTTGCCCAACTCCTTATCAAAGAAGAATGAACTACGATTATGATAATGTTGATAGGCGACTTCACGAAGCTTCATAAGGTCAAGACTAAAGTCGAGCGTATTCTTCCAACGCTTCAAATTAGTATTGGTATGACCAAGAACCGCGCCTTTATCATCCACTATGGGATTAACCAATCTTTTGGCTGCATAAAGGTCTTTTGCCTCACATGAGAGTATATATACCGAATTTGTTTCCAATCTCATTCCTCCTTATCGTTAATTTGTTGCTTTGTCCGCACAAAAATAATAGTGAATCTTAGTACCCCTTGCACATTTCGTGTAATTTCTTCTCAATTCTTTCCAACTCGTCAATATAGTCTCTCACAGTCTGTATCTGACCGTCAGCAATTTTTTCTTTCACCAGTATCTCAGCCAATCTCCGCAGCATTGCAGTCACCGTCTGAAAATACCCAACTTCCTCTCGCTTCTCGACCATTTCGCCTGTTCCTCTGCGAGTCTTGAAATCTTGCTTCTCACGCATAAATGTATGTACCAGAATATACTGATTCTCGTCAATCTCAAATGACCAACCGTCTGTAATTGTTATTTTCATTTTCTCCTCCTTTGATTTTAACGGCAAATCAACGCAAATTTGCCACGCTAATTTTCATAATATAATTTGATTTTATAAAATTTAGAACGCCAAATTACCAATCAAAACGCAATGTTTTTACAGTCTTACATCACCATTCCGTAACATTGCCAGAAACGCTTGCCCCTGAGCTTCTGAAATCTCATGCAGTCCTTGCTTGCCATAATATGCAAGCAAGGCTTCATATGCGTTAACTCCTCTTTCGTCTGTAGAGTACGCCTTAATCTTCAAGGTTGTCTCTGATTCCAATATAATCACTCCTTTCTATCCAGTGTTGTGCTTGCTCATCTGTAACGTTAGTGAGCTTGCAAATTTTTAAATCCTTTAACATCTGTCTTAGGGCAGAACCCTTATTGTCGCCCATAGACAGAACTCGTTTAATCATCTCTAAAGTCATAAACCATATCGCTCCCTCATCGTTATAATAACATTACGAAGCTGATTGTTTTCTATGTTTAACTGTTCATTCTTGTCCTGTAGCAGTTGAACCTTTTCGGTAAGCTGGTTGATTTTTTCTGTACGGGCGTTTCTTTCTGCTTTACGTTTTTCTTTCATGCGCTCTGCATCCTGTGTGCGCTTGCGCCACTCTGCACAAGCAGGACAATATTTGCGTCGCTTATCATAAAATAATTGTCTCTTTTCGTACAGGTCGTTACCACACATTTTACATTTTGGCATAGTGTCCATTTAACCACTCCCCCAGAATTTTTCGACTACGTAATAACCATTTTAACCCCTAAACCCATCGGGGGAGTAGTTATTGTACATCCCGATGGTCACGAATAATAATATCGGGTACTTTATTAATTGGCGACCTACTTCTCTTACCAATCATATCAAGACTCTTTTGGTATTCAGGTCTGAGTCTCGCTCTCTCTATATCAGCAAGTTCTATCATTGACTTTGCTATTGCCGACTTCTTATCGTAGATGAAAAACTGGTATTCAAGAGCCTCGCCTGTGTTCTCATTGAGCCAACTCAGTGTGAAATATTTATACAACCCATCCGAGTTACTACAAGCTTCAACATCTGTAATTAAATATTCCAACGCTCTGAGTTCTTCTTTCTGTTTGTTCAATCGGTCAAGCTCTTGTTCAGACCGAATAAAATTTAAATCGTCAACTTTTTTGTGCGATATTAAAAATCGCCAAAACAGATAACCAATACCAATTAAATATGCAAGACTAAGTAATGTGTCCATTATTATCACGCTCCCTGTAATATATAACCATAGTTAATCCATAAATAATATCCTCCGCAAACTAATGATCCCAACAGTGCAAGTTTGACTATTGGATTATACAGTGTCGCCACTAAAATATGTGGCATCCACCGTTTTGCGAAAATCATATTTCGCCTAATAAATCTTCGATATCGTTTATACTTTTTAAATTTCGGATTACCCTTTCCGATATCGGCAAACTTCTTCAAGTCGCCTATGCTATCCTCATCGTTATAGTCATAGATAGAATTGTATCTATCCATAGCCCACCCCTCTCTCATGAGGAGAGCTATCTTTAATTTGTTTGGATTGGCATATTTAGTAAACCAAAAATACTCTACGACCGAGAATCGAAATGCTTTTTCTCCATATTTATTCCAATCTTTTTGCAACCGATCTGAGTGATGTTTACCTTTGCGTAACTCGTTTTTATGTTGATAAAATCTATGCTGTATATCTATGGATTCTCCAATGTATCTTTTCCCATTAACTCGATTCTTTATCATATAAACACCTACTGAGATAAGCCATCACCTCGTATGTATATTCTCTCTTTGGCGATTCATCTCACCACTAAAGTGGCGAGTGTTCTCGCCTAAATTATAAAGCTGCGCAGGATATAACATCAAATCTCTCCCTTCCGCTTACAATAGCACTGATACGCTTCGCCGTAGCACATGGTTGTCGCAATTTCCTTGTCCGCCACCCACACATGAAAGATCGGCGTTGTGTAGGAATAACAAGGAACACCATCTCCTATCCTGCGCTGAGTTTCGTATAAGCCCGTTACATCTGAATCGTGCTCAAGCCTACGCAAAATAACGTCATCGCTAAATCGTGCAGCCCAATCACTCAAATTACTCATTGCGCAGTTCCTCCAATCTCAGTTTTGCAGCGTA